CGGACACGGCTGTTGGCACTGGTGCCGCAACCATTTACACCTGTCCTTCCTCTACCGAAACCACCATCATCGGTCTGTCTGTTGCGAATATCGTAACCTCACAGATTACAGTCAGTGTAAAGCTGAACGGCTCTGGCCGTACCAGTGGCGCAGTTGACAACGTGCATCTCGTAAAGGATGCACCTATTCCTGTAGGTGGTACACTCGTGGTAGTCGGTGGCGACCAGAAGGTTGTGATGGAGCCGGGTGACACTGTTACCGTTACGTCCGACACTGCCTCGTCTGCGGACGTGGTACTTAGCCATCTTGACATCACGTAAGGGGTAACGAGATATGGCATCATATCAGGGTAATACACCTGCAATAGCATATTTTTCTACACCGGCTGTCCAGCAGTTTAACGGCAATGGGTCTACGACTACGTTTACCCTCAACCGTACCGTTGCTGACAAACAGTCGGTGTTGGTGTCTGTAGATGGTGTCGTCCAAGATGCGGCATCTGCCTACACAATTCCCGATGGTGTTACTCTGACTTTTACTGCGGCACCGTCCACAGGTACCGCAAATATCTTTGTGAATTTCCTTGACCTCACAGCAGGTTCTGTAACACCCCCTGCTGAGAACAAGGGTAACTTCAAGGGTGGTGGCCTGTTCCGTACCAACGCACAGTCGTTGACTGCCGACACGACCATCCTTGCAACTGAGAACGCTAACGTAACTGGGCCGTTCACCGTAGCCAGCGGTGTGACCCTGACAGTCGAAAGCGGCGGGACACTGGTGACGCTATGAGTACATTGAAGGCAGATACCATCCAGAGTACGGGCGGTGGTGCGGCCACACTGACGAAGCAACACGCTGCGAAGGCTTGGTTGGCATATGCTGATAATGCCGACACTACAAAAGGTTCGTTTGCTATCAGTTCTGTAACAGACAGCGCAACAACAGGTGTTAGCACAATAAATCTGACTAACGCTATGTCTGACGCTTTCTATGCTGTTACCTCACAAGGCGGCAATGCAATTATTTATGAGGCGTCAAACACAAGTGGCTCTGGAAGTTCTGGTGGGTTTTCTGCACGTTCTTCTTCGTCATTTATTATTGGCAGTATCAACGCTGCTGAGACAAGAACAGACAGTGATAACAATACGGTAGTTCACGGAGACCTCGCATGAGTACCATTCTTGTAAACACGCTGACTGGTACTAGCACTGCTGGCTCTATTGCAGTCACGGGTGAAGGCAACTCCACGACCACAAATTTGCAGCAGGGGCTGGCGAAGGCGTGGGTACATGCAAGTGGTGGTGCGGTGCAGGACGATACTTTTAATGTTTCTGGTGGAACAGACCACGGCACAGGTGACTACAGCCACACAATAACCAACCCATTCAGTAATCTTAATTACTGTCAGCATTCTACGGCAGAAGGAACATCCGCTGACAGAAATGCAACAAGAAATAGTGACAGGGATGCTACAAGCACACTTGCCACAGAATGTGCTGAAGCTGGTACAAAGCAAGATACTGTACACATGCTTTCAGCTTTCGGAGACCTCGCATAATGGCATTCGGTACACTCAAAGCAGATACCCTGACGCACTCGACTGCGGGTTCGCTGGCTACGAATTTTGTTGTCGAGGGTAGCAGTAAAGCGTGGGTGGATTACAGCGGTTCTGGTACATCTTACAATGCTTCGTTCAACGCCAGTTCAGCAACAGATAACAGCACTGGTGACTACACATTCTCCCTTACAAACAGTATGGGCAGTACGAGTTACGCTGGCGTTACGGATGCCTTAAACACAGACAACAACAACTTTGATTGTTTCATGCACACCCAAGCAGCAGGGTCTTTTTCAACAAGACTTAGAATAGGTGATTCTGGTTCAGACACAGATAAAGAAACCTATGGCGTAATCCACGGAGACCTCGCATGACAGTGACACCTGAGTTTACCGGCACACATCTATGGGACAGGCTTTGCTGGGCCAAAGAGAACCTTGATGGTGTGCAGTCAGACTACCGTGTCGTCTATGAGGATAGCGTCGATGAATGCGCAAAGATACTGGTTCCTGACCCTAACTGGATGGCGTGTGCGCTACAGGGTGGTATCCTGCCGCCTGTCGAAGTTTATTGGGAACTAGCCAAAGACGAAGCCCAGCCTGACTTCAAGCGGCACACTCGTGGCTACCTGTTGCACGACACCCCGCCTGTTGGCCCGATGACCGAAGAACAGGCGATTGAATACCTGATTATGAAAGATTGCCCACAGTCCGTATGGAAATCGTGGGACGAGGGCAACCGCCCAAAGATGGTAATCTGCAAGAAAGAGCAGTTGCCAGCAACTCGTGAGTGGAGAAACGCTTGGCGCATCTCCGACGACTTAGACCTAGCAGCATAAGGAGCAAATTATGCCAACAACTTACATCGTAGACAAGGACGGGAACCAGATTGACGCTTCCACGGCTACCGTTCCATCTGACCGTCACTTTCGTGGTGCATGGTCTCTGTCAGGAAGCGTCATCTCTGAGGACATGACTAAGGCCAAAGAAATCTTCAAGGACAAAATCCGTGAAGTACGTGCGCCACTGCTTGAGGCAGAGGACGTGGTGTACATGAAAGCACTTGAGGCTGACGATGCGTCTGCCAAGACTGCATCTGTAGCTAAGAAGACTGCCCTGCGTGATGCACCAGCGGCATCTGCAATCACGGACGCTGCTGACATTGCGGCACTCAAGGCAGCTTGGGATACGTCTGTACTGGGCGACTCGCCCTACGCATAAGGATAACTAGCATGGCTCTGACAATAGTAAGACCACAAGGTATGGGCTTCAACACTGGTAGGAGAAATCTTATCATCAACGGAGCCATGCAAGTTGCCCAGCGGGGTACGTCAAGCACTACAAACGGGTACGGCTCTGTTGATAGATTTCAAACGCTGTATGGTGGTGGTACAATTACTCATTCTCAAGAGACTTTGACGAGTGATAGCCCATACAATAATGGATTTAGAAACTTTTTACGACTAACAGTGACATCTGCTGGCTCTAATTCGGCCTCTGATTATTGTTACATTTCTCACAGAATAGAAGCGCAAAATGTTGCTAATTCAGGCTGGCAATATACTTCATCTAACTCTTTCGTAAGTATTCAATTTTGGGTGCGTACGAGCGTTGCAGGGACTTATTATACTTCTTTGCAAAGTAATGACGGCACAGCCAGAGCCTTTGTATTCCCTGTAGTTTTGTCTGCAAATACATGGACAAAAGTTACAAAGGCAATTCCCGGCGATTCTTCCACACTTGAATTTGCAAATGATACGGGTATTGGTCTTAATATTCAAATTCGTCCGTATGTCGGGACAAATTACAGCGATTCTGGTGTGAACACAAATTCTTGGTATAGCAGAAGTGGCTCAACACAAACTCCAGATTACACACAAAATTGGCAATCAACTGGGTCGGCAACATTTGACCTAACAGGCGTCCAGCTTGAACTTGGCGAGAACGCATCCGACTTTGAACACCGCAGCTTTGGCGAGGAACTGAGCCTGTGTCAGAGATATTTTTATAGAGAAGTAGATGATGACGGCTCAATGTTTAGTTGGGTAGGTTTTGCCGACAGTAGTACTGCCGCATATTTACAGCATCCTCATCCTGTGGAGATGAGGGCAGAACCCTCTATGTCAACAACAGGAACAGCAGGAGATTATTCATTACGGATAGGCGCAAACACTGTTGGTTGTAGTAATGTTCCTCTTTTAAGTAGTTCAACTAAACGAGTTGGTCATGTTCAGTGGAGAGTTTCATCGGGTTTAACAACAGGTCAAGCTGTGGTCGGCAAGCATGATGATACAGATAAATACATAGATTGGAGTGCGGAACTGTGAGTGATTACAACATAACTTCTGCACAATATGTACAGGATGTCGATGGCAACAATTCTGTTATTCAGGCCACAATAGATGGAACTACATGGGATGTGCCTATAAAAACTGGCAATTCTCACTACCAAGCAATCCTAGAATGGGTAGCTGAAGGCAACACAATACAGGACGCTGACTAATGGCATACATCGGTAAATCATCCAACTTCGCTGTCCGCAACCGCTTTGTCTATCAGGCAACGGCGGGGCAGACATCGTTCAGCGGCAGTGACGCAGACAGTAAGGTACTTGCTTACACTGACTCGCTGTACATGGACGTGTACCAGAACGGTGTGCTTCTCAAGCCCGGTACGGACTACACTGCGACCACCGGCACG